GTGTTTCAGAAAATCGAATTCAACCCGCATCAGGGTGCAAGCATCGGGACCTTGTGGCTCAACAGCCCGGCCCGGGTGCCCGCCCCGGCGCTGCCCGTCGGCTGGCAGGGCCGGATCGGCGACTGGGCCAACCGCGTCGAGCTGGTGCCGGACCTGGGCAGCAACATCGGATCGCGAGTGTGGTGGCGCGGGCTGTTCACCTGCGTCTCGCTGTGCGGCACGACCCTCATGCTTTCCCCCGGCATGCCGGCGATCCCGGGATCGGTGCCCACCGCGCTCGGTGCCAACCATCTCGACCATTTCCGCTCGCAGATGATCAGCGCATCGGCGCTGGGCGGCGACAGCGGCCTGCGCATGGGGCCGACCGATGCCGTCGCGCCGCTTGCCGAGACGCCCGAGCGCCCGCAGATCGAACTCAACGCCGCGCTCGGCACGGGTGACAGCTTCGCGCATACGCTCGCCCGCTCGGGCGTGAGCGACAAGGATGCCAGCGCCGTGCTCGCGCTCGTCGCGCAGGCGGTGGACCCCGAATCGATCGCCGCGGGCACCCGCGTCCAGATGATCCTCGGCCGCCGCCCCAATCGCAATGTCGCGCGTCCGCTCGAACGGCTGAGCGTGCGCGCACGGCTGGAGCTGGCGCTGGAGATCCACCGCCAGGACGGCGCGCTGACGCTGCGGCGCATCCCCATCGCAGTCGACAACACGCCGCTCCGCATCCGCGGGCGCGTGGGCGGCAGCCTCTATCGCGCGGCGCGGGCCGCCGGCGCGGCGCCCTCCACCATCCAGGCCTATCTCAAGGTGCTGGCGAGCCAGGTCTCCGTGGGCAGCCTGCGCGCGGAGGACCGGTTCGACATCATCGTGGCCCATCGCCGCGCGGAGACCGGCGAGGCGGAAGTGGGCCAGCTGCTCTTCGCCGGGCTGGAGCGCGCGCGCGGCAAGGACATCAACATGCTGAAGTGGACGCAGGACGGCCGCCAGCAATGGTTCGAGGCATCGGGCGTGGGCGAACGGCGCGGCGTGCTCGCGGCGCCCGTCTCGGGCCGGATGAGCTCCAATTACGGCCAGCGCTTCCACCCCATCCTGGGCTACAAGCGCATGCATGCCGGCGTCGATTTCTCCGCCGCGCACGGTTCGCCCATCTATGCCGTGACCGATGGCCGCGTGAACTATGCCGGCTGGCATGGCGGCCATGGCAAGTATGTGCGCCTGCAGCATGCCGGCGGCATCGGCTCGGGCTATGCACATATGAGCCGCATCGCGGTCAAATCCGGCCAGAGCGTGCGGCGCGGGCAAGTGATCGGCTATGTCGGATCGACCGGCCTCTCGACCGGGCCGCATCTCCACTATGAGCTCTATCGCAACGGCGCGACGGTGAACCCCGGCTCGATCAAGTTCACGCAGGTCGCCCAGCTCTCCGGATCGGCGCTCGCGGCCTTCAAGGCGAAGATCGCCGAACTCAAGCGCCTCCCCGCCGGCCCCGTCGCCGAACGCACCGCGCAGGCCACCCCGGCCCCGACAGACAACCCGGCCGGCGGCGGCGTCTCGCGCACGCGCTGAGGGGGTGGGTTAGAGCGGCCGGCCTGAGGGGCTCGGCGGCATTCGGACGCTTAGCGGCGTGAAAGAACGGCGATCAATTCGGCGAGCGCGCCTTTCATATTGCCCAAGGCCCAAGGCCAGTCGCGATCGTCCCTGGGCTGCAATTCCTCTGGCCCGAAGACATCCTGATAGAACTGGTCGAAAGCTGCTATTGCCCTTTCAGCCTTGATCAGCTTGACCCGTTCGCGGAAATCCAGGGTGCGCGCCTGATTCAGCGCTTCGCGGAAGATTGCCGGAACCTCGTGAGCGCTGGCCGCCAAGTCGGACAGCGATGGGCGGAACGCGGCAGGCCAAGGATGCTCGTCAGAATAGAGAGCGATCGAGCGCTCCGTTTTCTCGAGGAGAGCGGCGCTTTCCGTCATGAGCAACGTCTGCTCCCGCTGGTGCGCTGCCCTCTCTGCTCGATCCGTGGCCCAGATGGCGCCCGCGACCGTCGCCGCCGCACCAGCCAAGGCGCCAAAGAAGGCGAAGACGCTCTCCTCCTTAAAACCCCACTGCAGGAACCAGGCGAGCGCAGCACCCATGCCGCCGGCACTGATGCCGAGGACGACCATTTCGGTTAGGCGATCGCGCAACGAAAAAGCCTCCGTGAACTTCTGGCCAAGCGGTATAGACTTGTACGCCTCCATTGTCTTTAGCGTCAGTCCTTTCGAGACTGTCCGAACTACTTATACTTTTGAGGAGTGCTGGGCTGGCGCAGCTAACCGACAGCCCGGCCGGCGGCGGCGTCTCGCGCGCTGAGAGGACGGGTTGGGGCCTGAGGGACTTAGGGACAGAATCGATTGCGGGGACAGCACCCCAGAGCGTTGGGGCAATCCGATTGGTGCGGCTGTAAACCAAGAATATTCGGGAGGGGCTGGCCTGTCGTCCTTTCGCATCTTACAATCGGCTACCGGCAGCTCAAAGCTCTAGTCGTAATGGAACTCCCCGGCTAATTGAGGGGCCCTAAGTCGTGCTGGGGGAGCATGCCTGCAGTGACAATAAATCTTCAAACTTGGGCTCGGCTTAAGCGAATTAGCCTTCAAGAACTTAGTATCGCTCTGGGAAACAGAGTCGTGAGTGTGCTCGGGCAGTGGCCCCGCACCGGAGAAGGACGTCAGATCAAAGCCGCGACTGAGCGCATAACGAGGCTTCTCGATAGCGCGCACGATCGAGATGTTTATCACGCCTTCGATAGCCTTGATCAAGCACTGAACGAGCTACGCTTAATCCTCACGAATCCCTTTTTCCAAAGGGTATTAGCGCGAAAAATGCACGTCAGCAGACTGGGAGCACGACAATCGTTCGGAAGTCTTATAGAAGGTCACATCACTGATTTTGATAACTTTTTGGCTGTTCATCGGCCCTCTAAAGATGAAATTTCCAAAATTCAGGCAGCTCCACCCCCTACTTTCGAAGATATCGATTTCTCTGATCGTCTTCTGAAAATAGCTCCTGAGCAGCAGATCGGCCCTCTCCAGTTTGAATTCTGTGATGGCGTACTTCGCATCAAACACGATAACGCCGAGTCAGATGATCGAGACAGGCATAATATTACTTCAGCAAATAACGCTCTCATATCTGAGGGTAATTATCTAATAGAGAATCTAATCGCATCGAACTGCGATCAACGCTTAACTGAAACTGTACAGTCAATTCACGAGAAAGTGTCCACTGAAATCGACATTATTCATCTTGGTATCGCAAACCTCGCCTGCGGCCAGATGGTTTCTCGGTTCGAAGCAGAACTTCCTGAGGTCGTTGCGGCCCGGCTTGAAGGTTACAGCGTCGGAGTTAGTCTTTTCGTTGGTCAGTATCCCGCGTGGCACCGATTCGTCGAAAATGCCGCTGCCGCCGATTACGACCTCACGGACGTACGAAGAATATACGAGGCCGGAACTGCACTACTTCCCCATCTCAGGGAGGCCTCGACGATTGTGAATCCCGAAGTGCCGCGGTCCGTGGAGTGGGTCCTAGAGGCAATCTCGAATCCAAGGCGTTCAAGCAAACGGGCTTTGTTCGGAGCCATCAGAACCTTGGAGAACCTGCTTGCTCGCATTTTTACCGAGTTTGCAAACCTTCTGCGCTCAGCGTCAGCGGGGGCTAATTCTGGAGTTAAGCGCGGCACGAGCGTCATTGCCGCAGCTGGACTGCTTTATGCCGCAGCGAATGCTGCAGCCGATCTCTCTCCGGCAGCTGGCCGCATCGCCAAGGCAAATTGGCTAGAACAGGCCGCCAAATTGGTAAAGCGGGGCCTTGAGAACGGCGAATAGTTGTGCGTGTCGCTCGGCGTCCACAACTGTCCTTGTCCGCAGTCGGCTTTGCGATCCGGTGCGACCCATCCCTTCCCGGTCCAGCGATTAGGGCCAGCCTCGTCGCGCCCCTTGTTCGCGCGCGTCATGCTCCAGCTCAGTAGCCCACACGCCTCAGTCACGATCCAAACCCGCCTGTTAGATGACAAGAGGGTCGGGAGTGCGGGATTGTCCGGGATTTTGCGGGGACGCGCGGGATCGGGGCCGGAAAAATCGGGGATTTCTGCCGTTTCCACGGGCGCTGCCGGGATGAGCGTGCGGCGTGGTGACCGCCTAGAGTCATGGTGAATTTAGGCGATCGTTGGACAGGACAGGCCGGAGTGGCGCCGGTTCGGGAGGAAAGGCCCCAAAAGGCCTCTCAAACGCGCAAAATGGGGCTTTCAGGGGGCGCAAAGAGCGGCGTGGCAGCCTCAACCCAGTCAAAGAACCGGGGCAGAACCGGGGCTTCTGGTGTCCCAGTTCGCGGATAACCTGCAAGGCCGCAGAAAAGGGCCGATTCCTGCGTCGAGCCGGCACGGGATGGACCGGTCGAAGTGGGACAGCTTTTTCCGTTCTGCTGACCTACGTAATTATACTTATAGACCGGCCCGTGCGGTTGCGACGACACCCCTGGGCGGGAGTGGGCGGAAGCTGGCTTCCTGGTGGGGGGGGAAGCCTTGGGGTGGAGTTGGGGGCACTGCCGGATATAGCAACAAGGGCCCTTGGTGCTCGCACTAAGGTCCAGAGGAGGCGAGCATTGCTATCCGCCGCTGGATAACAGCGAAAACCCGACCAGCCGCCCGGCCTGGACGGCTCCTGCCTTGTCTCAAGGCGCCTTCGTCTCACCTGTGCGCTGTGCCCGGTCGAGGGCGTCGAGTTCGTCCAACGTCATCACAGGCAATGTCACCATGCGGTGAGCGCCGTCATAGATGGCGCTGGCGGTGTTGGGCTTACCGATTCGGCGCAGCCAGGCCATGATATCCCGCTCCGCCTCCGCATAGCCGCGTCGTTCCGCCCGCGCCTCCGCTTCCTCAAGCGATTCGTCGGCCGGTACATCCTCGATCGAGAGGATACCGCGCTCGCGGGGATAGTCCCTGCCCTGCAGCGCCTGCCGAAAGATATAGTCGACCGAAACGGATACCGCCGTGGTCCAGCCTTTCACGATTGCCGGGTCATAGATGATCAACGCGCGCTTCGTCTTCATGAGAACATCATGCGAACAGATGGGCGAGCCGTCAACGCCGGTCAGATGGGAAGATGTCCCAAAATCTGCTGGACAAAGCCCCATGCAACAAGAGCGAGTAGGACGGCAAACTCGACCTTGAGCAGCATGCTCAGACCTTCTTTACGATCGCGACGACACGGCCGAAAACGTGCAGCTCATCGTCAACGGCCACATCGGGCGGCACTGATGGATTGTCCGACAGAATTTTGACGCTTCCGTCGGGCATGGGGCGCAGCCGCTTTATCATGCCGACCTGGCCGAAAGCGATCGCCCAGTAGAGATCGCCATAATCGACCCTCTGCTCCGTGCGATCGATCAGAATGATGTCTCCATCACTGATCGTCGGCTCCATCGAATTGCCCCGACCCTTTGCCCAGCAAAGCTGATCGGGCGGGCTCGTGGTGATCTGCCGGAGCCAGGCGCGCGAGAAGGATCGCACCTGAATTTCGGGATGCTCGTCCATGAATGCGCCGCCAAGGCCGAAGCGCAGATCAATCTCCGCAACCTCGACCAGCTCCGGGCGACCGTCCTCTGCCGGCCGATAGGTCCCGGCGACCTTCGGCACCGCAACGCTCGCCTCCTGCTCGGTCCACCCCGGATAAGTGGGGAAGCGGGCCCGCAGTTTCTCCAGCGTTGGCTGGCTTAGCCGGGTCGTCGCTGTTCCATTGTAGGGGCGATTGATGGTGGTCACCGCCACGCCGGCTGCACGAGCGAGCGCGGCCGGCGTAAGCCCTGCGAACTCCGCGAGCGCGCGCACCAGCTGCCGATCCTGTTCAAGCCCGTCCATGCGAAGCCGTTAGCAGATACGCTAATGCCCCGTGATTAGCATCATTGCTATTGCAGATTAGCAATGATGCTATTATCCATGCCTCATGGATCAGGAAGCCGTCATCGCCGACATCGAGGCGCGAGCGTTCGCCGCCCGTGTTTCCATCAGCTCCATCTGCAGGCTGGCGGGGGTCCATCCCACGACGTTCAGCCGCTGGAAGAAGTCGGACGGCAACCCGCAGCCGATCAGCGCCAACATGTCGAGCATCGAAAAGCTCTATGCCGCTCTCGCCGAGATCGAGGGCCGCAAGCGCAGGATGGCCCGGAAGGCGGTGCGGGCATGAGTGGCCGATGGGACGCATACCGCGCGGCGATCCGCGCGGCGGTCGACGCTGAGCAGACCATAGCCGCACGGTCAGTCATTGGCCGGGATGACGGCGCGGATGCGCAGCTCGTCAAGCAGCAGCTCCAGCGCCTCGGCCGCTTCCGTCTGCCCAACCTGCAGGGCCGCGCGGCGCTTCACATCCGCGCTCTGCGCCGTCGCCTGCGCGCTGCCCGGAAGCTGCCGGTCCACCGCTTCGATGTGCGCCATCAGCATCAGCCGCAAGCCTTCGATCATCGCGCCGGCCCGGTCCGGATCGTCTTCGCCTGCACTGCTCATGGGCCCTCCAGTCCTGCTTCAACTGCCGCTGACGCTAACAGCGCCGCCGGCTCCCCGCATCGTCTAAGTGGAGACCAGAATTGAGCGCTCGCGCCTCCCTCCTGACCGGAGCAACACTCTTCGACCTCGATCCTTCCGAGATCGAGACGGCCGACCGGATCGGCTTCCTGCATGTCGACAAGGCAGCGGCGCTCGGACGACTCATGGCAGTCGACGGGCAGCGCGATCCGATCAAGGTCACGAAGAATCGCAAGGGTGCCGCGCGACCGTGGCGCCTCGTCACCGGCATGCACCGCACGCACGGCGCCGAGCTGGAAGGCATCAGGGTCTGGGCGATAGAGGTCTCAGGCAAGCCGGAAGACCTCGCCGACCTTGAGGCGTCCGAGAATCTGCACCGGCGCCCACTGGCCCCGATCGAGCGCGCGAAGTTCGTCCATGCTCTTGCCATGGCGGCGCAGGAACGGCTCGCCCGCGAGCATGGCAATCTCAAGCAGCAGCAGCTCGCCATCAAGGCCCGCTGGCAGCGCGTCAAAGGGGGCGAACTTCGCGCCGAGCAGGCCCTCCAGGAGGAGAGCGACGATACGGCGGACAAGATGTCCGCCGTATACGGGTGGCAGGATTCGGCGGCCGATGCGCTTGCCCTGGACAAGCGGACGATCCGGCGCGCGCTGGAGCTTTTCCACCTTGTCGTCGAGCCGTTCCCCGACCTGATCGAGCCGCTCGCCCGCCATCCCGTCGTTGGCGAGAACGGGGCCCAGCTCAAGATCCTCGCCGACATCCGCAACGAAGATCAGCGCCGCAAGGTGATCGAGGCGCTGCTCGCCGATGACGGGCTCAATGCAGAAGATGCGCGGATCAACGTCGGCGTCTCCAGTCCTGCCGGGCCGGCGCCGCAGCCACATCAGAAGCACGTCAACGCCGTTGTGGGCAATCTCGATCGGCTGAGCGCCAGCCAACAGAAGCGCTTCCTCGGCGAGTTCGTCTCGGCGCTCAAGACGATCGAGATCAAGCGGCAGCTGCGCGACATCCTTAACGAGGAGTTGGGCGAATGAACCGCAAACGTCGTGCCGAAATCGACGGGCTGATCGCTTCCCTGCGGGAGATCGAGAGAGAACTAGGGCGTCAACAGGACATCCTCGCGGATATCAGCAGCGACGAAGAAGCCTATCGTGACGCCATCCCTGAAGGACTCTGGGAGAGCGAGCGCTACCTCAGGGCTGAAGCATCGGCCGAGGCGCTCTGCACCGCCCATGACGAACTGGTCACGCTTTTCGACTTCGACAGTGTGATCGCCTCTCTTGAGGAGGCCAAGCAGTGAGTTGGCTTCCCAGCATCACAATGAGCCGCTGGTGTTCATGCGAGAGCGATGACGCGACCTTCGAAGGCCGCGAGGTCAGCCTGCGCTGGGGACGGATGCTGTTCGTGATCGCCTGCGGGCGGAAGGACGTCATCGTCCCGCCACACAAGGCTGGCGCGAGCGACCAAGCAGACAAGGGGATCGCGGGCGGCGCGAAGAAACACTTCCGCTACCAGCAGTCCAAGGGAGATGGCGACTATGCGCGGTGACATCTCCACTGGCCGCGCCAAGAACCGGCATCCGCTCGACTGGTATGTGGAGCAGGGCTGGGAGTGGGACCAGATCGTCCGCGAGATCGGGTTGGCGCCCGAGCTGGAGCCGGATTGCCATGTGTGGGATCCGGCCTGCGGCTATGGGCACAGCGGCCAGCGGCTTGAGGCTTATGGGCTTGGCGGCCGCATCATCCTTTCCGACCTGGTCCAGAACGTCGAATGGGATGAGTTCGAGACGGCACCGCGTTTCTTCGCGGCCGATTTCCTCGTGCTCGACCGGGCGCCGGCTCCGCGCTGCTCGATCTGGACGAATCCTCCCTACAGCTATCGGGCCGGCATCCTTGAGGCCTTCGTCCGGCAGGCAATGCGCCTCGCCACGGACCGTGTCGTCATGCTGGTGGCGCACAAGTGGCTGGCACCGGGCAAGAACCGCTCGCCGTTGTTCCGGCAGGATTTCCCGCCTGAACTGGTGCTCATCTTCTCCCAGCGGCCTTCGATGCCGCCCGGCGATCGGCTCCATGCCCTTGGCAACCGCGCCTATCGCGGCGGCGTGATCGACTATGCGGCGGTGGTCTGGGACGTGCGCTGCCCGACCAAGCCCGGCGACACGCGGACCGTCTGGCTGCCGCCCCTGGGGAGGACACGCTGATGGTCGCGCAGGCAATTTCAGCCAAACAAATCAGGCTGCTCAAGGTGCTGCGGGAGCGCGATACCATGATCGCGCGGTGGGATCATGGCGATCTTGCCTGGCTGGCACGGCGCGGATTCGTAAAGGGTCAGCACAGTTACACGACGAGCGGCAGGCTTTCAGCGCAGTATATCTGGCTGCTGGATGAGCGCGGCCGGGCCTTTCTTGAAGAGGAAAGGGCCGGCCAATGAACGACTTCCGCGATATCTTCGCTCTCACCGCGTCCCGCGAACCGGCCAATTTTGGCGCCGTCTTCGACCTGATGAAGGCGCGCAATCTCGCGGCATTGCCCTGGCATTTCGGCTCGGTGTCTTTCGAGCTGTTCGAACTGGCTGAGGACCCGGCGCGACGTCGCGTGCAGGACGAAGTCGGGTGCTGCCTTGAGGGCGACACCTTCTATCTCGGGCTGTTCAAGCGCGACGGATCGGCCTCGATCGCAGCGATGCCGGGCTGGATGGCCGACGGGCTCGCCCACTTCATCCACTTCGACATTTGCGGAGCAGCGCGGCCATGACCAAGCGCACCTGCCCAGCAGCTGGCTGCATCAGCTGGACGGCACCCGGGAAATTCATGTGCCGCCCGCACTGGTTCGGGCTGCCGAAGCCGCTTCGCGATGAAGTGTGGCGGACGTGGCGGATCATCGAGAGCGCGACGCATCGCCGTGCAGAGCCGGAGCAGCGGCTCGCAGACATCCGCGCCTATCGCGCGGCCTGCGCCGCTGCCGAAGCATGGTGGAACGACTGATGGGCCGCACCGTCAATCGCGCCGCAGAGTTGCGCGCCGCCCGCGAGGCTTTCGAGCTGGCGATGGAGCTGGGCTGCACGCCGCGCGCGGCGGCGCACGAGTTGCGCCGTCGCAGGCTGGCCGCACTGCGCGCCTGCGGCCGGCACGCCGACGCCGCCCGGCCACCGGCCGAACCCGATCTCTCCGCGCCCGGCGCGGCAGGTTTCAGCGACTGGCACTCGCGCTGGATGATGAGGGATTGACCATGAGCAATATCCGCCCCGCACCGCTCGCGCTCACGCCGGAGACTGTCCGTGCCGTGACGATGGGCACGCCCGCGACGCGCATCGCCTATGTGCCGCTGCTGCCGATCAAACTGGCCGATGGCCAGCGCCGGAAGGTGAAACCATGATCCGGCTCGCCGCATGGCTGGCAGGCAGCAGCGTCCGCCCCTGCATCCCCTCGGAGCCCCGCCGGATGGACGGGCGCGGGCTGCTCCTCGGCCTTGCCCCCGCGCTCGCGGCGCTCGTGTTCGTCGCATGCATCATCGCGATATGGGGGATGATGCCATGATCGATGAACTCGGCCTGCTCACGGCCCGCGCCATCATGCTCGTGTTCATGGTCTCCGGCGCGATCGGCTGCCTGCTCGGATGGTTTTCGAGATGAGGCGCGCGCGGCCCAATCCCTATGCGCCGTTCCGCGAGGAATGCACCCGCCGCTGGAGCAGCATCACGCCGTTCCGGCTCGGCATGGTGATCGGCTCGGCCGGCGAGCCGCTGATCTGTCCTTATCCGGGCAAGGCCGCTGCCCGTGCCTTCGAGCAGGGCCGCATTCGCGGAATCAGAAGTCCGCTGCGGAGGCTGAGCGATGGCTAAGGCCAAGCCTCATCCCGGCCAGATAGCGTTCGCCTTCGATCCACCGGCAGCGCCGGTGGGTCCGGCTGCGCTGGCGGGGCTGGAGCGGCGCATTTCCGGCGCCACGGCGACCATTCTCAATTCCGATCCGCGCAGCCGCGAAGTGATCGCGGCCGAGATGAGCGTGCTGCTGGACGAGGAGATCAGCCGCGCGATGCTGGATGCCTATGCCAGCCCGGCGCGCGAGGGACACAAGGTCATCATGTCGCGCTTTCTCGCGCTCGTGGCCGTCTGCGAGCGGCACGACCTGCTCGACCAGGTGCTGCGCGAGATCGGCGCCGCCGTGCTGGTCGGCGAGGAGCTGCACACCGCGCGGCTCGGCCACCTCGATCGGCAGATCGCCAAACTGAAAATCGAAAGACAGCGCCTTGCTGGCACGGCGCCGCTCATCCGGGGGAAGAAGCATGGCCACGGCACCCATTGAAGATCGCCTGCCGCTCGACGAGGCGACCATGCGTGCGTGGTTTACCGCCGCCGAGCTGGCCGAGCTGCGCCTGCCCGGTCTCCCCACGGACAAGCGCGCCGTCAATCGCCGCGCCCGCGACGAGCGCTGGCAGTACCGGACCGACGCGAGCGGCGCGCTGCTGAGCCGACCGCGTGCCGGCCGGGGTGGCGGGACCGAGTTCCACGTCTCGCTGCTGCCCGGCGCCGCCCGGCTTGAGCTTGCGCGGCGCGGCATCGGTGCGCGACCGGCCCCGGCGGAAGCAGAGGCCCAGAACGGCGGCAGCTGGCGCTGGTATGACGGGCAGACGGCGAAGACCAAGGCGGAGGCCGAGCGGCGTCTTGCCATCATCGCGGAACTGCATCTGCAGCGGGAGGCCGGGGAGACTTGGACGGCAGCGGTCGCGGCCGGCGCCCGGCGGCACAGCGTGGGCAGTTCCACGCTGTGGAGCTGGCTGCGCCTGGTCGAAGGTGTTGCGCGGCCCGACTGGCTTCCCGCCCTGGCGCCGCGCCGGAAGGGCGGCGGGGCCGAGGCGCCTATCGATCCCGAGCTGTGGCATATCTACAAATCGGACTGCCTGCGCGCATCGAGTCCGACCTTCACCAGCTGCTACGAACGAACGGCCGATATCGCGGCTCAAAGAGGCCTTTCATTACCCTCTGAGAGGACGCTTCGGCGGCGGCTGGAAAGCGAAGTCCACCCCAGCGTCCTTCGGCTGGCCCGCGAAGGGGAAGAAGCGCTGCGGCGCTCGATTCCCGCCCAGCGGCGCACGGTCGAACATCTGCGCGCGCTCGAATGGGTGAACGTGGACGGCCACAAGTTCGACGTGACGGTGGGCCACCCGGTGACGGGCAAGCCGATCCGCCCCGTCATGGTGGCGCTGCAGGACATCCACAGCAGCAAGGTGCTGGCATGGCGCGTCGGCGAAACCGAAAGCGCGGCGCTCGCGCGAATGGCCTTCGCCGACCTGATCCGTAACTGGGGCATCCCGAAGCACTGCCTGCTCGACAACGGCCGCGGCTTCGCCAGCAAGTGGCTGACCGGCGGCGCCCGCACCCGATTCCGCTTCAAGATTCGGGACGAGGAACCGACCGGCCTGCTGACCGCGCTGGGCGTCAATATCCACTGGGCGCTGCCCTATCGCGGCCAGTCCAAGCCGATCGAGCGGGCCTTCCGGGACCTGTGCGACACCATCGGCCGCTCGCCCGACGCGGATGGCGCCTACACCGGCAACAACCCGATGAACAAGCCGCACAACTACGGCAGCAAAGTGATGCGCTGGGCGGACTTCCTCGCGCTCGTCGACCGGGAAATCGCGCGTCACAATGCACGGCTGGGCCGCAAGGGTCGCCACTATGCCGGCCGCAGCTTCGACGAGGTGTTCGCGGCCAGCTACGCGACCGCCGATATCGGCAAGGCGAGCCCCGACCATCTCCGGCAGGCGCTGCTGGCGGCCGAGCAGAAGCGCGTGAACCGCCAGACCGGCGAAGTCGAACTGTTCGGCAATCGCTACTGGGCGCCCGGCTGCGATCTCGTGCGCGGCCAGCTCGTCACGGTGCGGTTCGACCCGGACGATCTCCACGGCGAGGTCCACCTGTATGGCCAGGACGGCGCCTATCTGACGACGGCGCCGGTCATCATGGACACCGGATTCGACAATGTCGCGGGCGCCAAGGCCACCGGCAAGCGCTGGGCGGAGCATCGCAAGCGCATCCGCGACGGGCTCGCGGCCGAGCAGCTGATCGCCGCCGAGGAACTCGCGCGCCTGCTGCCGGCCGCCGCCGAACCCTCCATGCCCGAGCCCTCCGTGCTGCGCACCCATCGCCATCGCGGACAGACGGCCGCCGCGCTTCGCGCCGCGCCCGAGCCGAAGGCCGCGCAGGAGGCTGCGCCCAACCCCGAGTTCAACCGCCTCGCACAGCGCGCCGCGCTGCGACTGATCGAGTAGAAGAAGGAAGCCCCGCATGATCCACATCGATACTTTGCCGATCGACGTCGAGGAGGTGCGCGACTGGGCCAACGCCTATCGCGACAGCTTCTCGCCACCGCTCAGCTGGCCGAAGTTCGGGCAGTCCGTTGGCCTCCCGCACGGCACCCTGCAGCCCTTCTGCAAGGGCAAATATGCGGGTGACAACGAGCGCATCGCCCGCCAGCTCTACAAGTTCAAGCAGGGGCTGGAGAGCCGGGACGCGGTGCGCCAGTCGATCCCGGTCGACCCCGGCTATTTCGAGACGCCCACCTCGCTTCTCATCCGCGAGCTGCTCGCGGTGGCGCACAGCGGCACGATCACGGTCGGCGCCTTCGCGCCTGGGCTGGGCAAGACATACACCGCCGAGGACTTCACTGGCCGTGTGCAGCCGGTCTCGATGATAACCCTCGACGGTATCACCGGGACACGCAACGGCATCATCCGGGCGACGGCCGACGCACTGAACGTCGCACAGTCGCGCTGGGTGAGCGAACTCAACACGCTCGTCGTCCGGCACCTGCGCAAGGCGAAGGGCCTGCTCCTCATCGACGAGGCGAACCACGCTACCCCGGAAGCGCTCGAACAGCTGCGGAGCTGGCATGATGCCACTGGCGTCGGCATCTGCCTGCTCGGCAACGAGGAGCTGCTCGGCAAGATCACCAGCGGCGTGTCGTTCGCCCGCCTCAAGCGCCGCATCCGCCGCAGTGTGGTGCAGCAGGTGCCGCTTGAAGGCGACATCATCGCGTTCTGCGACGCCTGGCAGATATCGGACATCGGGATCCGCGCACTGCTGAAAAAGCAGGCGATGCAGGGTGCATCTGGCGGCCTCGGCGAACTGACGCAGATCGTCAGCGACGCCGCCGTGCTCGCCGACGAAGACGGCGGCCGGCTGGAGCTGGCGCATGTGCAATGGGCCATCCAGCGCCGCAAGATCGAGATCGTCCGGCCATGAGCATCTCGATCGCCACCGTCATGGCCGAGGTCGGCCGGGCGCACGGCGTCACGGTCGAAGCGCTCCGCAGTGACGACAAGCACGCGGCCCTGTGCTGGCCGCGCCATGTCGCGATGTGGCTTGCCCGTGAACTGACCTCCAAGAGCCTCGTTCAGATCGCCCGGCAGTTCGGCCGGGCCGATCACACCACCGTGCGCAATGCCATCTTGCGCGTCGAGCGCGGGCGGGAAGCCGACGCGGACGTCCGCACGGAAACGGATGAGCTGCGGCATCGCATCGCCGGTTCGCTCGCCGCGACCAAGGTCAACGAACTGGCGGAGGAGCTGCTGGCCAAGCGCCCGGCGGACCGGTCGGTGAGCGGCCAGCTCGTCGGCCTCCTCTGCACCGAAATCCTGCGGCTCCAGGGCGAACTGAGCCGGTCCCAACCCCACCAGATGAAGGAAACAGCACATGACTGATATCGGCACCGGCCGCCGCGAGATCGACGGCCAGACATACATGATCGACGGCAAGGGCGGCCTGATTCCGATCGGCGTCATCAAGGCGCAGGAGCAGCTGCAGGATGACCTCGTCCGCAAGATCGTGGGTTTCGCGATCCCGCTCTCCGAGCAGATCACGCGGTTCCGCGAGCATTGCCTTGAGGACGTCGACGGCTTCGTCGCGATGCTCGACCAGGAATATGGCGCCAAGCGCGGTGGGCGGAAGGGCAACCTCTCGTTCGTTTCCTATGACGGGCTGCTCAAGGTGGACGTGCAGGTCGGCGAAACGGTGAGCTTCGGCCCCGAGCTGCAGACCGCCAAGGAGCTTGTGGACGAGTGCCTGCGCGACTGGACTGCCGACGCGCGCGAGCAGCTGCGCGCCGTCATCACCCGCGCATTCGATGTGGACGCGCAGGGGCGCATCAATCGCTACAACCTGACCTATCTGCTGCGGATGGAGATCGCCGACGAGCGCTGGCAGGAAGCCATGCGCGCCATCCGCGACAGCATGCGCGTCATCGGGTCCAAGCGCTACATCCGCATCTACCGACGCGCCGCCAATGACGGCGCGTGGTCATCGATCAACCTCAACATGGCGGGTGCGTGATGGACGCGCCGGAGATCGCCGTCGGCACGGGTGTCGACAATGAGGGCGTGAGCGTGGTGCGCCTCGTCATCGTATTCGACGGCGCGCAGCAGTGCGTCGTCGATCTGATGCCGGAGAATGCGCGCGGCATGGCGGCTATCCTCGCGGAAGCCGCTGCGCGTGCAGAGACAGAGGACGCTGAGAACACGCGCGTCGCTCAGCTCCTGCTCAACGATCTGGAACGCCGGGAGGGCGGGCTGTGACCCGCGCCGTTGCCGCCCGCTTCGATCCTTCCACCCAGCATCGCCGGTCGCTCATCGCGAAGGTGCATGTGGCGCGCAAGGAGCTGGCGCTGGACGATGACACCTATCGCGCCGTGCTCGCCGAAGTGACGGGGCGGACAAGCGCCGCCGATTGCGACGAGGCGCAGCTCGTCGCGCTGGTCGATCACTTCAGGCAGCGCGGTTTCGGTCCCAAGGTCCGCCGCGCCGGTGCGGCCAGGGCGGATCATCCCTCCGCCCGCAAGGCACGGGCGCTGTGGATCTCGCTGCACCAGCTCGGCGTCGTGCACAATGCATCGGAGCATGCGCTGGAAGCATTCGCGGCGCGCCAGCTCGGCTGCGAGCGCATGGCCTGGGCGCGGCAGTCCGAATGCTATCGGCTGATCGAGGCGCTCAAGGCCATGGCCGAGCGGGCGGGCTGGGCGCAGCGCGGGCCGGATGGCGAGGCGCTGCGCCTTGAGGCGCTGCACGAGGGGCTGTGCATGGCCATCCTCGGCAAGCTCAAGGCCGCCGGTGTCGCGCCCAAGACCATGACTCTGTCCAGTGCGATCTTTGCATTCGGGGGCATCCGTCCGGGTGCGCCATGGGGAATCGATTCTTATCCGGCGATTGCCGCCTCGTTCGGCGAGTGGCTGCGCCGGGCCGGACAAAGCACGGGAGAGGCGTGATGACACTGGCCAACGCGATTGCGCGGATGGAGCGCGTGCTGATCGACCATGGCAAGGCGACCGCCAACCTGCGGGCCGATACCGACTATGACGCCTGGTGGAGCGCCCGGAAGGCAGTCGACAAGATGAGCACGGACGCGCTGACCTCAGCCGGAGCGGCGGTGACGTCGGACTGGCGCGGCGCCGCGATCCGGCTGGCGGGCGTCCGGTCGACGAGCACGTGCGGCCTGCGCGGCGCGATGACCAACTGGCTGCGGCTGGCGCGCGATCGGCATGCCCGGCAGCAGCTCGAAGACTTCGGCAAGGCCGACTGACCTTGACCACCGCGCGCGCCTTGCTCCCGGGTGTCCTCGCCGAGATCGCCGACGTGGCGGGCGAGGACGCCGCGCGCGCGATCCTTGACGAACATGCCGGGCAGCGCATCTATCTCCCGGCTGCGCCCAGGCCTGACCACTGGCTCTGCGCGCTGATCGGCCACGACCAGGCCGTCGCCGTGTGCGACCGGCTCACGGCGGGCGTGGCGCATATCGTGATCGAAATCCCTCTCGCCGATCGCGGCACTGCCCGGCAGCTGCAGGCGCGGATCGACCAGATGATCCGCGAGGGAAAGTCGGAGAGTGACATCGTGCGCGCAACGCGGGTAAGCGTGCGGACGGTCCGCCGCCGCCGCGCCCGAATCAGGGACGATCGGCAGCACGTCCTTTTCTGATCCGGCCCCGGCCCCGGCGCCCTTCTGCGGCCAGCTGGCCGCATGTCAGCAGCCCCGCCACATCGCCAGAACGGCGGCATGGCCGACAGCTCATCCTCCTCCCCATCGATGTCGTCCGCCGCCCTCCCGCTGGGGCTGACGGCAGCCGTCGTCACCGCGTCCGTCGCATTCATCGCGCCGTGGGAAGGAACCAGGCTCGTGCCTTATCGGGACCTTGCGGGCGTCTGGACGGTCTGCAGCGGCGAGACGCGGGTGGAGATGCGCCGTTACAGCCGGGCGGAGTGCGACACGATGCTGCGCACCGCCGTCTCCGAGACCTACGGTCAATGCGTGCTCAAGGCCGTTCCCGGCCTCCGGCGCCGGCCGGACCAACTCGTCGCATCCATCTCGCTTGCCTACAATATCGGCTGCGATGCGTTCGAGCGCTCCACGGCCGCCCGGCGCTTCAATGCCGGGGACTGGAAGGCCGGCTGCAATGCCTTCACCAAGTGGGTCTACTCTGCGGGCAAGCGCGTCCAGGGCCTCGTCAACCGCCGTGAGGCCGAGCGCAAGCTGTGCCTGAAAGGGCTCTCATGAGCCTTGCAACGCTTTCCCGCTTCTGGTGGGCGCTGCCCTTGCTGGCGCTGCTGGGCACCAACGCGCTCACCCGCTGCACGCTGGCTGACCGGACGCGCGCGCTGAGCGACGAGCGCAAGGCCCATGGGCAGACTGCCGTGGACCTTGCGGCCGAGCGCGCGGCCCACAAGCAGAGCGTCGCCAACTACCGCGCCGCCGCCGAGACGGCACGCGCCCAGGACGCTGCGAACAAGGCGCGGGTGGAGCGCGAACAGGCCACCATCAACCGGGAGACCGTCGATGATTATGAAGCTCGCCTTGCCGCTGCTCGCGCTCTTGCCGAGCGCCTGCGCGCGGACCGCGCCGCCAGCGCCCGTGCCGGCAGTGCCCCAGTCGCGCCAGTGCCCGGCACCGGCCAGTCCGCCGGCCGAGCTGATGAAGCGACCTGCGAAGATCGACTTCCTTTCGCCGACGCGCTGACCGCCACCGAGCAGGCCATCCAGCTCGATGCGCTCATCAGCTGGGTCCAGCGCCAGACGGCGGTGGACGTGGGCGGAGAGCACTGATGCGGGCCGGCGAGCGCGCGATCGAGCATGCCGAGGCGATGGTGGCGCTGGAGCGCGACGTCGCCATTTCCCGCATCCGCCGCGCCATCGGCGAGCCCGGATCGCGCCATTGCGCGACATGCGGCGAGGCAATCGAGCCGGAGCGCCGGGCCGCCATGCCCTCCGCCCGGCGCTGCACGGACTGTCAGGAGGGCCACGAGCGGGCCGGAAAGCGGGGATGGTAGGATGGACTTCGAGGTGAGCATGCGACTGCTGACGGCAGCGGCCGTGATGCTGGGCATCATCAATACGATCGCCGTGTGGATGCAATGGGGCCGGCGCGAGCTGACCACCAAGGTGGAAGGCATCCGCGAAACGCTCGACGAGCAGGACGGCCGCATCCAGGCGATCGAGAGCGAACTCAAGCATCTGCCGAGCAAGCAGGACGTCCATGACCTGAAGATCAGCGTGACCGAGATGAGCGGCAAGCTGGGGGCCTTCGACACGGAGCTGGGCAGCGTCGGGCGGACGGTGCGGCGGATCGAGGATCATCTGCTGGGGACGAAGCCATGAGCTATTCGGACGCGATCACGGCCGACGCACGTCTGTGCATCCTCAAGGAACTGGCGCGGCAGGTCGATGGGCGGCTCAACGAGGTCGGGCTCACCCATGTGCTTGATGCCTTCGGCATCCGGCGGCCGCGCAGCTGGGTCCGCACCCAGCTCCTCGCGCTCGACCAGCTCGGCGCGGTCAAGGTGACCGAGCTGGGCACGGTGATGGTCGCCAGCCTGACGAAGCTCGGCCGGGACCATGTGGAGCGCCGCCAGATCGTCGACGGCGTCGCGCGCCCCTCGGACGAGGACTGAGCTGTGGGCGGAGATCGCCGCGACGGGCGCGGCCGTCTCAGCTCGGTCGACATGCTGCCGGAGGAGGCGGAGCCGGACATCGTCTGGGCGATGGAACAACTGCGCGAACGGCAAATGCCCAGCAATGCGATCCTTTCCGAGTTCAATGCCCGCCTCGCCGATCGCGGGATCGCCGGCATCTCGAAGTCGGCCTGGGGACGCTATGCCATCCGAAAGGCGCTCCAGTTCCGCAAGCAGGACGAGGTCCGGCGCATTTCCGGCGATCTCGTTGCCTCACTCGGGACGAAGGGGGCCGACGAGCTGACAGTGATGGTCGGCGAGATGATCAAGCTGCGCCTCTTCGAGCTGCTCGAAGGCGGCGCACTGGATGCCAAGGGCAGCATGGAGGCTGCCCGGGCACTCCAGTCGAGCGTCAATGCGCAGAAGGCCTCGGCCGAACACCGGCGGCGGCTGGAAGAAATGCGCAAGCAGGTCACCGAGGCGATCGACAAGGTCGCGGATAGCGCCCCGGGTGTGGATGCCGAACAGCTGCTCAAGCGCATCCGCGAAGACGTCTACGGGATCTTCCAGAAATGAGCGGGCCGGCCGTTCCGCTCTATGGCTATCAGCAGCGCTGGTTCCTCGACCGGAGCCGGTTCAAGCTGGGCAAGTTCGCGCGTCAGACCGGCAAGACATTCACGACCACGCTGGAGATCGCGGACGATGCGTTCGAGCATGCACTGCAGAGCCGCCGTACCCGCTGGGTGATACTCTCGCGCGGCGAGCGGCAAGCGCGCGAAGCCATGAACGAAGGCATCTATCCGCACTGCAAGGCCTATGGACTGGCGATACAGGCCTCGGAGTTCGACTGGCAGGGAGACACCGGCAGCTACAGGGCGCTGGAGGTCTCCCTCCCGGGTGGGTCGCGCATAACAGCGCTACCGGCAAATCCCGACACGGCGCGCGGCTTCTCGTCCAATGTGTTCCTGGACGAGTTCGCTTTCCACAAGGATAGCGATGCGATCTGGAAGGCGTTGTTCCCCGTTATTTCGGCGGGCTGGAAGCTACGCATCACGTCCACGCCCAACGGCAAGTCCGGCAAGTTCTACGAGCTGGACACGGCCAACGACACGACCTGGTCGCGCCATGTCGTCGACATCTATCAGGCCGTCGCGGACGGACTGCCTCGCGACATCGATCAGCTGCGGTCCGGCATCGCCGACGAAGATGCCTGGGCGCAGGAGTATGAGCTGAAATATCTGGACGAGGCGAGCGCCTGGCTCTCCTACGACCTGATTGCATCGTGCGAGGACGCCGACGCGGGCAGGCCGGACCTCTACCAGGGCGGTCCCTGCTTTGTCGGCCGCGACATTGGCCGTCGCAACGACCTCCACGTCATCACCGTGGATGAGCTGATCGGCGACGTGCTCTGGGAGCGCGAACGCATTGAGCAGAAGCGCGCGACCTTCGCCGACATGGACATGGCGTTCGATGACGTGATGGCGCGCTACAATGTCGCGCGGGCCTGCATCGATCAGACGGGCATGGGTGAAAAAGTCGTTGAGGATGCGCAGCGGCGCTATGGCGGCCGGGTGGAAGGCGTGCTGTTCACCAGCGCGTCCAAACTGATCATGGCGACCGAGGGCAAGCAGCGCTTCGAAGACAGGCGCTGCCGCATCCCGGCGGGCGACGTCCCTTACCGCGCGGACCTCCACAAGCTGCGGAAGATCTCCGGCCCGACCGGCACACCCCGCTTCGTCGCAGAACGCGACGAGGATCACGCTGACCGCACCTGGGCGAAGTTCCTGGCCTTCAATGCAGCGGCAGGCATGAACGGCGCCCGCTGGAAACCCCTCTCAGGCCAGCCTTCGGCACCCCGCAGCGATCTCGACAGGAACTGGATTCCCGCATGATGAAATGGTTCACCAAGGCGATCGGCGCGATCGGCGCGATGCGTCATCCGGGCCGGCCCTCCGGTCTCTGGGGCACGCTTCTGCGCGGGACCCGGTTCGACTATCGCCGTGCGATCGGCGACGGGCTGGACAGCAGCGTGGTCACCGCGCCGATCCGCTGGGTGCAGCGCGCGCTGCCCGAGGCGCGGCTGACCGTCCAGAGGCGCAAGCGCAACGGCGCGAGCGAGGAGCTGGCCGATCACCCGATGCTGGCGCTCATCCAGCGGCCGAACGCCCATTATGGCGACATCGCGCTCTGGGGCGGAACGGTGTTGAGCTGGTATCTGGACGGCAACGCCTACTGGATCATCGTGCGCAACGGCGTGGGCCGTCCGGTCGAACTCTGGTATGTGCCGCACTGGATGATGGAGCCGCGCTGGCCGGAGGATGGCAGCGGCTTCATCTCCCACTATCGCTACTCACCCGGCGGCGGCCACGCGCCGATCGACGTGCCGTTCGAGGACGTGGTGCATTTCCGGGACGGCATCAACCCGCGCAACACCCGCAAGGGCCTCGCCGCGCTGGACGGCGTCATCCGCGAGATCTTCATGGATCTCGAGTCCAGCAACTTCGTCGCATCGCTCCTGCGCAACATGGGCGTGCCGGGCGTCGTCATCTCGCCCAAGGGCGGCGCCATGCCGGCGCCCGAGGACGTCGAAGCCACCAAGGCCTGGTTTCAGGAAACCTTCTCCGGCGATGGGCGCGGCCGGCCACTCGTCATGGGCGCGCCCACGGACGTGCAGCCCTATGGCTTCAACCCGCAGCAGATGAACATGGGCGAGGCGCGCGACATCGCCGAGGAACGCGTCTGCGCCTGCGTGGGCATCCCGGCCGCCGTCGTCGGCTTCGGCGCCGGCCTGCAGACGGCCAAGGTCGGCGCGACGATGGTGGAGCTGCACAAGATCGCCTGGCTGAACGGGGTGCTGCCGCTCGGCCGGGCCCTGGTCGACGAGCTGAAGCGATCCCTGCTGCCGCAGTTCGGCAACGCGGCCGGGCTCGAAGTCAGGTGGAACACGGACGATGTGCCGGCGCTGCAGGAGGATGAGGATAAGCAGGCCACCCGCTGGGGCGCGATGCTCGGCAGCGGCGGCATCACCGTGTTCGAGTACCGGACGGCTCTCGGCATCGACGCGGATGACAGCCACCGGATCTACCTGCGGCCGATCTCCATGATCGAGGTGCCCGAAGGGGCGCCACCGCGCATGCCCACGCCGGCCGAGCCGGAGCCCGAGCCTCGCCAGCAGGAGCCGGATGAAGAAGACGACGATCCCGACGCCCCGCCGGCAAGGGCTGCCGCATGACAGCGCGCCGCGCCAGTCAGCGGGCCTATGAAAGCGGCGCCCGCTACGCGCTGCTGCTCCAGCGGCAGCAAAGAGGGCTGCAGGACGGGTTCGAGCGACGTCTCCTGCCGCTGTTCGCCAGGCTCGGACGTGCCGCGCGGGACGCCGCGCTGCCACTGCTGCGGGACAGCGAGCCCAAGGCAGTGAAAGCGGAGGAGAGCCTGATCGCCCGCATCCTGGAGAAGCTCGGCATCGCCAGCTGGGCAGCGGAGCTGGGGCAGACCTATGGCGCGCATTATCTGGACGTGGCGCAGCAGGCGGGCGAGGCGGCGCAGCGGGCCGGCCTGGGCACATCGCTGCCCGATCCGGTCGCCCGCGCCGTCGTCGCCTCGGGCGGCCGGCGTTCCGGCATGGTCGACCTGGAAGCGCAGACCCGGCAGGCACTGTTCGATGCGCTGGCCGAAGGCAGGGCCGAGGGCGAAGGCGCCGAGCAGCTCGCCGAGCGCATCCTCCCCCATGTCGAGGGCGGGCCCTGGAACAGCCCCGAGTATCGCGCCCGCATCATCGCGCGGACCGAAACCAAATATGCGCAGAACATCTCGACGATCGAGCGCGGCCGGGCAGCGGGCGTGCAGCGCTTCATCGTGTTCGACGGCCGACTGGGTCCGGGCCGCTCCAAGCCCGACCACATCGCGCGCAACGGATCGATCGTCACCGCCCCCGAGGCCGAGGCGATGGCCGACGCGGAGCATCCCAACGGCACCCTCTCTTTCGCACCCCATTTCGGAGACTGACCCATGCAGACCAAGGCGCTGACCATCAAGGACATGGACAAGACCGGCCGGGGGCTCGCGGTGATCGCGCAGCTCTCGGCCATCGACAGCGATGACGACACTTATGCGCCCGGCGCGTTCGCCTGGAAGGAGGGCGGTCACCAGTGGGCATCGATCCTCCCGGCGCACGACCGCAAGCATGTCTCGCTGGGCAAGGTGCGCGTCTATGAAGACGGCGATTTCGCCATGGCCGAAATGATGTTCAATCTCGACATCGCCGCAGCGAAGGACTGGCACAGCGCGATCATGTTCGATCTGGAGCATGGGCGTCCCGTCCAGGAATACAGCTATGGCTACGACGCGCTCCGGCACCGCAAGGTGCAGCGGGGATCGAAGGTGGTGCGGGAGTTGCGCCAGCTGGATGTCCAGGAAGTCTCGCCGGTGCTGCGCGGCGCCGGCACCGGGACGCGCACCCTCACGATGAAGAATGCCGGCCTGAAGGAGGAGCGCTTCATCCAGCTCATGCAGGACCTGGACGATGTCGGCGCCTTCATCCATGCCAATCCGGCCGCGCTCTCCGCGACCGGCCTGAAGCAGCTCGCGGACATCCATACCGCGCTCGGCAAGGCGCTCACGTCGCCGGACGCCACCGACGATGACAATGCCGCCGACCTCGCGCTGGGCGACTACATGCGGATCACTTCCCGCACCCATCTGCGCGACCGGTCCTGAATCGCCCTCAGGGGCGTCGGGAGGGCGCGAGAGGGCCAGTGCCCGCGCGATGACCCCCGCTTGCCCTCTTATGCCCTCTTAAACGGCCCCTGAGGGCCCTCTTGGGGGCTCGCCGACATCCTCGCGGCGAGCCGGTTGTGTTCCCATGCCCCCTTGGGCTAGATCGTGATGCGCCTCCCGCCATCGCCGATCCGGCCTGTGCGGTCAGCTGGCCGCATGTCCGCACCCCTCCATGCCCCGCCATATGGTCCCGATTTTCAGAACGGGAGCGTATCGATGTCGGTGAAGAATCTGACCCTGAAGGAAGCGCGCGAGAAGCTCGGCGCCAAGCAGGACGAGCTGGGCGAGGTATTCGCAGAAGCGAAGACGGACGATGGCGGCCTTGATTTCAACAAGGTCAGCTGCCTGGGCGAGAATGTGAAGGGCTCGATCGCCGTGGCCGAGAAGGTCAAGGCGATGAACGCGGAACTCGACGAGCTGGCTGCCTACGCCGAGACGCTGGAAGCCGCCGAGGACGCGGCCCTCAAGCATGCCGGTCGGGAGAAGGCGCGCGGCGGCTTCCGGCAGCCGGGCGTGAGCAAGGGCAATTATCCCTCCGCCGAGGCGCGCTTCAAGGCGCTCGGCGAAATGGCCTTCGAGCAGAAGGCGTTCAAGGACTGGATGGAAAAGGGTGCCCCCAGCGGCATCACCTTCAGCATCGACGATATCTGGCCGACCGACATGCTGGCGGTTGCCGCTAGTTTCGAGACCATCGGCGCCAAGGCCCTGATGGCGACCACGGCGGGCTACGCCCCGGAAGTGATGCGCCAGCCCGGTTTCGTCGACGCGCTCACCCGGCCGATCCAGCTCCTCGACATCATCCCGACCTTCCAGACCGATCAGGCGTCGGTGAAATATATGGAGGAGACCACCCGCACCCATGCCGCCGCCGAGGTGGCCGAGGGCGGGGCCTATGCCGAATCCGCCTTCGCCTTCACCGAGAAGGACAGCCCGGTCCGCAAGATCGGCGACAGCCTCCCGGTGACCGACGAGCAGCTGGAAGACGTGCCCATGATGCAGGGCTACATCAACACGCGCCTGCCGTTCGGCGTGCGCCAGCGGCTCGACGGCCAGATCCTCATCGGCAATGGCACCGCGCCGAACCTGCGCGGCCTCAAGAACCTCGTGGGCATCCAGACGCAGGCCAAGGCCACCGACCCGACGATCGACGCCTTCTACAAGGCGATGACGAAGATCCGGCTGACGGGCCGCTCGATCCCGACGCATCATCTCATCCACCCGCTGGACTGGCAGAACATCCGCCTGACGCGCACCACCGACGGCGTCTACATCTTCGGCTCTCCCAGCGAGGCCGGCGCGGACCGCCTCTGGGGTCTGCCCGTCGTGCAGCCCGACGCGGACGCCGCCGGAACCGGCTACACCGGATCGTTCCGGCCGGACACGGTCAGCCTGCACGAGAAGCGCGGGGTGGAGCTGCAGGTCGGCTATGTCGGCACCCAGTTCGTCGAGGGCAAGCGCACCGTGCGCGGGGACATGCGCGCCGCGCTCGTCTGGTGGCGCCCCCCCGCCTTCTGCTCGGTCACCGGCATCTGATCTCCGCGCGGGGCGGAGCGGTCGGCCCGGCGCGCAGTTTCCCCGCGCCGGGCCGACCTTGACCACCCCATCGAAAGGACACGCTCATGCCGACGATCACCGGCTTTTCCCGACCCGTGGGATGCGCGCTCATTCGCGGCGGCGCCGTGGGTCAGCATGCGGTCCCGGGCAATCTGCGGCCCGGCGACACGCTGCTCTCCGTCGAGCACATCAGCGACGGCACGCCGCCCACCCGGGTCGACCGCACCGCCGAGTTCACCGTCTCGGCCAGCAAGGCCGGCACCATCGTCAACACCACGACCAACACCACGGGCGGCTGGCTGCATGTCCTGTGGGCCAAGGCAGAATGAGGAGCTGACCCATGATCTTCGCGAAGCAGAGACTATTCCTGACGGCGGACGGCGCCGCCCTGGTCGCCGAGGGCGACCCGGCCGGCGCCACCCTTTATGCAGCGCCGGGCGATGAAATCCCCGCCAGCGCGGCCGAGAAGTTCGGCCTGGTCGACGGTGACCTGCCCGACCCGGCCATCGCGACGATGATCGCCGATGACGGAGCTGCCGCCCTGGAGGCGCAGCGCAAGGCGGAGGAGGAATTCCTCTCCGCGCAGCGTGTCGCCGACGAGGAAGCCGGTGAGAAGGAGCAGGCGCCCGCCGAGACCAAGGAAGGCAAGGCCGGCGAGGACAAGGAAGCGAAGGCGCCCGCCACCAAGGGCGCGCGGTCTCGGGCGAAGGCGGCCTGAGCCATGGCGCTGCTGGACCGGGTCAAGGCGCGCACCGGGAGCGATCTCCCGGATGACGAACTTGAGGCGATGATCGCGGGGATCGTCGCCGAGATCGACGCGCGCTTTGGCCCGGCCGGCCCCATCAGGATCACGCTGGGCGACCTCTCCGACCCGAACAGCCGCTACCGGCGCACGCTGCGCCTGATCCGGCCGATGGACCCCGGCGAGCCCGTCACGATCGTGGAGAGCGACCCGGGCAACAGCGGCGATGCCGGTGCGGAGGTGACGCTCGATCCAGCCGACTGGCGCGCCCAGCACGGCGGCCGCACGCTGCAGCGCCTTACCGCCGGGCCGAACGGGCGCAGCTGGTGGGCGCCGCTCGTCACCGTGACCTACACGCCGGTTGGCGAGCAGGCGGCGCGGGACGAAGCGCTGATCAAGATCATGCAGCTCGATCTCTCCTATCGCGGCGGCCTCAAGTCCGAGCGGGCCGGCGACTATCAGTTCACCCTCGCCGACAACGTGACGGCCGAGCGCGAACGCATCTTCGAGGGGCTCGCGCAGCGGCGCGGGATGGTGATGGCGTGAGAAAGCTCTGGGGCATCCGCCACGTCCGCTTTCTCTGGAACCGCTGGCTGGTCTTTCGCCATGCCCGCGCCTGGGGGCGCATGGGAATCGGCCTCGGCTATCCCAATCAGACCGATCTCGACGTGCTGGACATGATCTGGCGGGGTGAGAGGTAATGGACAAGGCCTTGCTCGCCAAGATCAGGAAGTGTCTGGCGCTGGCGCGTAGTGCCAACGAGCACGAAGCTGCGGCCGCGCGTGCCTCGCGGACGGTCAAGCCGCCCAAGTGGGAGGCGCTGCTTTGCCAGGCGGTGCGGCGTGCGCTTGGCGTCATCGTCTTTCTCGATGCGCGCGGCGACCGGACCTATGTGGGTCGCGCCCCGGCGCCCGAGATCGCCGCTTATGCCTTCGCCGTGCTGTTCCGCCAGTTGAAAGCGGCACGGGCTGACTACATCGCGCGACACCTCAAGCGGTGCAAGCCGGGCCGGAAGCGGCAGCGCGCGGACATTTTCTGCGAAGGCTGGGCCTCCTCGGTCTATCGCAAGATCGCCGACCTGCTGCCGGAACGGCCTGAGGACGGACTTGTCAGTCAGTATCTCGCCGAGCGCCATCCTGGGCTCGTGCAGGTCGACGTGCGCGGCGCGGCGATGAAGGGTCGCAGCGTTTGGGATGACTGGTCGCGTGGTCATTCTGCCGGCTCGAAGGTCGATCTCCATACCGGTGTGGGGGGCAGCGCTGCGCCGCTGATGCTCCAATGATCAGCGGCCGGCTCACCATGCGCGCCCAGGTCGAGCGCAACAGTGCCACCGGCAAGGACAGCTGGGGCAACCCGATCGCGCCGGTGTTCGCGCCGATCGGCGCGCCGATCCCCTGCTTCATCTGGTCCAACGGCACCCGCGAGATCGTGGACGGCGACAAGACGGCGATGATCGAGGACGTGCGCGGCCTCTTCGCCCTGGGCGCCGACCTCGCCGAGACCGACGAGCTTGCCTCGGTCACGAACCGCAAGGGCGCGGTGCTCATCGTCGGGCGCCTCCGGGTCGATGCGCCGGTCCAGCATAAGCACACTCATCTCGAAGCGGTGCTGCGGAGGATCGGCTGATGGCCCGCAAGACGCTCGACTGGAGAGGCCCCGCCGTCACCGCCAAGTTGCGGCAGGCGCAGATCGTGGGGATCAACGGCACGATGGGCGCGTGCGTTGTCCATGCAAAGTCGAGCCACGCATGGAAGAACCGCACCGGCGTGCTCGAAGGCGGCATAGACATCGTGGACTATGCCGCGCCGGAAGGGACCGGCGTTCGCGGCGTGTGGGGCGTGCGCGATGTGCGCTATGCGCTGATCCACGAGCTGGGCGGCGTCATCAAGGCGCGCCGCGCCAAGGCGCTGGCCTTCGAGCTGCCGGACGGGAGCCTGCGTTTTGCCGGTTCGGTCACCATCCCGGCGCGCCCCTATCTGCGGCCGGCGGCCGACGTCCACTATCCCGGCCTCGCCGGTCGCATCCGCACGGTATATGAGCGCGAGGAAGGCCAGGGCAATGGCTGACCTGATCTCTGCGATCGTGGCGCTGCTCAAGGCGGACAGTCCCGTGGCGGCGCTCGCCGGTGAGCGGGTCTTCGGTGGAGAGCTGCCGCCGGACGAGGCCAAGCAGATGCCGCGCCACGCGCTGGTGGTGGTGCCCTCCGGCGGCCCGTCGCTGACCGGCAGAAGCTACGCCGAGCATGACAGCCAACGGCTCGACCTCTTCGCCTATGGTGCCACGCCGAGTGATGCAGCCGTGCTGCTGCAAGCTGGCGCATTGGCACTGCGCCGGGCGCGACGGCAGGTGCGCGCGGGCATCCTCCTCCATTCGATCACCGTTGCCGGCGGCTTCTCGGCCGGACGCGATCCCGACGCAGCGTGGCCGCGCGCTTTCCAGTCCTTTCAGGTCCTACACGCATTGACGGAGGTTTAGATGGAACCGCATGAAATCCTTTCCGGCCCGCTGACGCTCTGGCGGGCTCCGGTGGGCACCGCTTTCCCGGCGATCGGGGCGGCCCCGGCTGGCGCCTGGCTCAAGATCGGCACATCCGGCGAGAAGAACTATGGCGAGGACGGCGTAACCATCTCGCACACGCAGGACATCGCCCAGGGTCGCCCAGTCGGGCGCACCGGCCCGGTCAAGGCGTGGCGCGATAGCGAGGACTTCCTCCTGCGGGTGACGCTCTGGGATTTCACGCTCGAGCAGTACCAACTGGCGCTCAACAACAACACCGTGGGGACCACGGCGCCGGGCGTCGGCACGGCCGGGTTCAAGAAGATCGGGCTCAGCCAGGGACGGAGCGTAGCCACGTTCGCGCTGCTCGCGCGCGGTGTCTTCTCGCCTTATGGCGAAGGCTACGCCGGCCAGTATGAGCTGCCTCGCTGCTACCAGAGCGGATCGCCCGAGCCCGTCTACAGCAAGGGCATCGCGGGGCTGGAGCTGGAGTTCACGGCGCTCGAAGACACCACGGCGGTGTCGGACCAGGAGCTGTTCGGGCGCCTGCTCTGGCAGCACGCGGCACCGCTGAGCTGAGGGCGTCATGACCAGCGCCCCGCTCCTCGACCTCGACACGATCGTCACCAGGCCGTCCATCAGGATCGACGGCGCGCTGTACCACATCGTCGCGCCGTCCGAACTCTCGATCAAACAGAGCCACCAGCTTGCCGCCGCCGCGCGCAGGCTGGAGGAACTCAACAAGCTACCCGCCCTTCGCGACGATGACGCTGCCGAACTGGTGCGGATCGTCCTCGATGTCAGCGAGACCGTGCTTGCGCCGATACCGGCGGATGTGCGCGCCCGCCTGTCCGACGCCCAGCGCATGAGCGTGATCGAGGTTTTTACGCTGCTGCTGCTGAAGGAGCGGCTGGGAACAGTGGCAGCGACAATGACCGACCAGCCCTCGACTGGGGCGACCTCCTCCCCCGGCTCGTCCGCTTCTATGGGGGGACGGCGCAGTGGTGGCTCGAAGAAGCGCCACTTCCAGTTGTGACCGCGTTCACCGCCATGCTGCCCCGACTGGATGCCGAGGAGCGGCTCGCCGCGATCAATGATCGCTCGATCGCGGCCGGCGCCATGGAGCCCGTGAAGGCGCGCCGCATGATCCGCCGGCTTGAACAGGCAGCACGGGGAGGTGCGCCGCGACGCGCGCCGCGCGCGACGCCTGCCGTGCTGGAGGCTATGGGCGTCCCGGTACGCGAAGTGCCTTCAGAGGGCTCTCAGAAAGCGCTGAGCGATGGCTGAGAAACTCGGCGAAGCCGTCCTGGAGCTGCGCACTGACGACAGCCAACTCAACAAGGGCATCGAAAAGGCCAAGCGCAACACCGACGATCTGGTCCGGCGGTTCGAGCGGATCGGCAGCCGTGCCAAGCTGATCGGCGCCAAGCTGAGCCTCGCATTCACGGTGCCGGCCACCATCTTCGGCAAAGCCGCTTTCGACGCGGCCAGCGATGCCGCCGAGATGGAGAGCGCATTTGAGGTCTCGTTCGGCAATGCGGCGGATTCCGTCCGCAAATGGGCCGAGGAAACCGGCAATGCGATGGGCCGTTCCACCCAGGAACTGATGCGCCAATCGGCATCGTTCATGGATATTCTCAAGAAGCAGATGGACCCGGCGGCGGCGGCGGAACTCTCCAAGCAGCTCACGGTGCTTACCCAGGACCTCGCCAGCTTCAAGAACCTCTCCAACGAGACAGCGCAGCAGAAGATCTTCTCCGGCCTTATCGGCGAGGCAGAGCCGCTGCGCGCGGTCGGCGTGCTGCTTTCCGAGAACGCTGTGAAGGCGAAGGCGATGGAAATGGGACTCGGCGGCGTCAATGGCGCACTGACCGAGGGCCAGAAGGTCATGGCCAGGGCCGCGCTCATCCAGGAGCAGCTCGCCGATGCCCAGGGCGACGTGTTGCGCACCTCCGGCAGCACGGAAAACCAGATCAAGCGCGCGAACGCTGCCTGGGAGGAGCTGCAGATCGTCGTCGGGACCAAGCTGCTGCCGGTCATCACTCCGCTCATTGCTGGCGTGGCCGATCTCGTCAGCTGGTTTACCGAGCTGCCCGCCCCGGTGCAGAATTTCGTGCTCATAGCCGGCGGCATCATGGCCGTGTTGGGCCCTGTGATCGCCGGGATCGGCGCGTTGGCCACCGGCATCGCAGCCGTCATTCCGCTCATTGGCACCATCGGCGCCGCTCTCTCTGCGGCCTTCGTCATCGCCACCGGCCCGGTCGGCCTCACCATCGCAGCCATCACGGCCCTCATCGCGATCTGGTGGAAGTGGGGTGACGACATCAAGCGGATCGTCGCCGAGACGATCGGCGCCGTGAAGACATGGCTGGTCGACAAGTTCGGCCAGATCGTGGGCTGGGTGAAAGAGAAAATCGAAGCGGTGAAGAAGTACTTCGCCGATATGTATGACGCCGTCGTCGGACACAGCTGGGTCCCAGACATGATCGACGAGGTCGGGCAGCACTTCGACCGGCTCGACGATGTCATGGTCAAACCCGCCGACGAGGCCACGCGGGACGTGAAGGCGAGCTTCGCCGGAATGGCCGACAGCATCTCCGGCACGCTCGACGGCATTGCGAGCAACATCAAGAGCGGCGACTGGATGGGCGCGCTGCGCGGGGTGGTCGATATTGTCGGGCAGGTGAGCGGCGCCATCGGCGGCAAGGGAGGAGGCGTGGTCTCCTCGATCGCCGGCACGGTCGGAAAGTTCCTCAGCAAGGGCTTTGCAGGTCTGTTCGCGGATGGGGGTCTCATCCCCAAGGGCCAATGGGGCATCGCCGGGGAGCGCGGCCCCGAGCCGGTCATAGGCACGGCGCGGGGCACGGTGGTGCTTCCCAACAGCTCTCTCGCCGGGGCCATATCGGGCGGCCCCAACGTCACTATCCCGATCTCGATCGACGCCACTGGCGCGGATGCGGCGGCGCTGGGGCGCGTGGAGAGCCAGCTGGCCGAGCTGAGGCGCGACCTCCCGAATGTGATCGTCCGCACGGTGAGCGACGCGCGCAGCCGGAGGATGATCTGACATGGCCGTCTATCCTCTCGCCCTGCCGGCGGGCCCGCTGGTGCAGGGCCAGCAGGGCTTCGACCCGCAATATCTGAACTACAGCTCGCCCGAGGCCGGCGGGCGCATCGGCGGTGTGAGCGCCGGCAATCCGCTGTGGATCGGGACGTGGTCGCTGGACCGCGTGGACCTTGAGGACGGGAGCGCGGTGCGTGCCTTCCTCGACCGGCAGCGTGACGGGCAGCGCACCTTCCTCGGCCGCGACCTGCTGAGGCCCTTTCCGCTCGCCTATGCGCGCGGCTTCGCCGGCATGGTGCGGGCCGGCGGCGGCGCATTCAGCGGCGCGGCGACGAACTGGACGCAGGCGATCAGCAGCGAGGGGGACGCCACCCTGACCATCTACGGGCTGCCGGCCGGCTTCGCGCTCGCCGTGGGCGACTACATCGGGTTCAAATGGGATGCTGCAGGGGCGCCCGCCGGGAGCTTCACGCGACGCACCCTCGCGCGCGCGGTCGTGGCCGCCACGGCCAATGGCGCCGGCACCATCTCCGTCCTGGCCGAGCCGCCGCTGCCGACGCTCACGGTCGTGCCGGCGATCGCCGTCGCCCATTTCGACGAACCGGCCTGTGTCATGAAGCTGGTGCCCGGCGAGAGCAAGGCGGGTGTCACCGGGCGGGGGCTCGCGCAGTCCGGCCTCTCGATCACGGCCATTCAGGAGCTGCGCGAGTGAAGAGCTTCTCGACCGCCGAGAAGGCCGCGATGGAGGCAGGCACGGCGAAGGTGGGCGGCGCCGTGCAGATCCTGTGCGACGATCCGGTGCGCGTGTGGAGCGGCGAAGGCACGCTTCCGATCGCGGGCGATGGCTACACGGGCATCGGCGCGCGCGGCATGGCGCAGGTGACCGGCGGGGCGATCGGCTCGGCCGCGCAGGGCATCACGCTCAGCCTCTCCGGCATCGAGCCGGCCGCCATCGCCCTGCTGGATGCGCCCGGCCTCAAGAATGCGCCCGTCACCATCTGGCGACTGATCTTCGATGGCACTGGCACTCAGTTCCTGGGCGCGCATGTCTTCCGGCGTGGCCGGGTCGACACGGTCGCAAGCAACGAGGTGGTCGGCGGGGAAGCGGCCATCCACGTCGCGGTCGAGGGCAGTGCGCGGGGGCTCAGCCGGCGCGGCGGCCGGATGCGGACCGACGCCGACCAGCGGCTGATCGATTCGACGGACGGCGGTTTCCGCCGCGTGAGCTACGCCGGCAAGAAGATGCTCTACTGGGCCGGCCGGAAGCCTGCGATGGCATCCTCCGCGCTGCCAAGCGGTGGCGGCGCCTCGAACCGCATCAACGAGCCCCGGACGCAGGAGCGGTGATGCGCGACATCGACGCCCTGCTCGCCGAGATCGCGCGCCGCGACCCGCTGCCCTTCGACTGGGGCGGCAACGATTGCGTGCGCTATGTCGCGGCCTGCGTCCGGGCGCAGACCGGCATCGATCCGCTGGCGGGGCTGGACTGGACAGACGAGGCGACCGCGCGCGCCCTGCTGGCGGCGCTCGGCGGAATGGAAGCGGCAGTGGACAGCCGCCTGCGGCGGATCGCGCCGGCCTTCGCCATGCGCGGCGATGTCGCCGGGGTTGCCGATCCTGATCTCGGCCTCGCCCTCATGATCGTCGAAGGACAGACGCTGGTCGGCCCCGGTGCGCTCCGCGCCCGACGCCTGCCCCGCGCCGCGATGATCGCGAGCTGGAGCACGATGCCATGAGCCGGGTGGTGGATTTCGTGGTCGGCGCGGCCACGGTGGTGGCCGGCGTGCTGCTGGCACCGGTCAGCCCCCTGATCGGCTCGCAGCTCATCATCGCGGGCGCCGCCATGTTCGCTTCCTCGGCGCTCAATGCGCTGCTCGCGCCGTCGCGCGGCAATGCGGAGCGGCAGGCGGCCGAGACGGCGCTGAACATCGGCGAGGAACCCCGCCGCGCCATCTTCGGCCGGGGCGCGACAGGCGGCAGCCTGGTCGACGCGTTCAACTATGGCGGCGAGCACGGCACGGACTGGGAAGTCCTGGTCATCGCGCTCGCCGATCATCGCTGCGACGCGATCGAGGGCTTCTGGGTCAACGATCAGTATGTCACCTACACCGGCGACGGGTTCGTACCCGGGTTCAACAACCAGCTGCAGATCTACACGCGGCTCGGCACGGTCGGCCAGACGGTGCCGGAGCTGCTGATCAGCCAGGGCGGATGGTCACCCAGCGATCGTCAGCGGGGCGTCACCCATGTGACCGTGGCCTACAAGGCGGACGCGGCCGACGCGAAGAACCCCATCTGGACCGCCGGCCGGCCGACCTTCCTTTGGGTCGTGCGTGGCCTGCGCTGCTACGATCCCCGCCACGACAGCAGCGTGCCGGGCGGTGCCGGCGCCCAGCGCCGCAACAACCCGGCAACATGGACTTGGTCCGAGAACGCCGAGATCTGCCGCTACAATTTCGACATCGGCATCTATGCGGAGGATCGGGTCGACGATCCCGACATGCTGCTCATCGGCCGGGGACTCTCCGCGATCGAAGCGCCGCCCGAGATGATCTTCGCGGCGGCGAACCTGTGCGACGAGCCCGTCGCGCTGGCCGCAGGCGGCACAGAGCCGCGTTACCGGGTCGGCGGCACGATCTATGCGAACGAGGAGTTCGACGACGTCGAGAAGGCCTTCGCGGCGGCCATGGGCGGCATCCTGGTGCAGCCGGAGGGCACGATCGGCGTGGAGCCCGGGCATGCCAAGGCCCCGGTAGCCTGGTTCACGGACGATGACCTCGTGCGGGGCACGTCCGCCTCCTATTCGGACGAGCGGTCCGACGCGGACGAGGACTGGGTCAACACCGTAATACCGCGCTACATCGAGCCGACGCAGCGCTGGAGCGAGCATGGCGCGCCGATCCGCCGCAACACGGCCGATGTCATCGCGGACGGCGGGCCGCGCGAAGCCCCCCTGACACTGCGGCTCGTCACGTCCAACACACAGGCCCAGCGTATCGGGGAAATCCGGCGGCGGCTTGGCCGTCTGGCCGGGACCGGGGGCGTGACGCTCGGGCCCCGTTTCGCCGAGATCGAGGAAGGCGACATCGTCGTGTGGACCTCCGCCCGCCGCACAGCCGGCGTGCCGGTGGCCTTCCGCGTCGACTCCTACAGGCTGGACGAGAAGTGGCAGAACACGCTGGCGCTGCGGCGCGTCGCCAGCTCGGTCTACAGCTGGACCACGGCCGACGAGATCGCCCCGGGCGCGACGGCCGAGGCGAACACCCCGCCAGCGGTTTATGGGCAACCGCCGGCCGGCGACTGGAGCGCGGTCGGCGGAACGGTGGAAGGCGCAGTCGCCGCCGTGCCGGCCATCACCTTCAGCGGCGGCGCCAGCGATCCACACGCCATCGGCATCCTGTTCGAGTTCCGCAAGGATGGGGACACGGCCTGGACGCCGATGCCGGTGGTGGCGCCGGGCTCCACGCGGCAGATCGTCACGGCCGTCCAGGCCGGCACGGCATATCAGCCGGCGGTCACTTATTTCTACGACAACGGGCGCGGCGAACGGCGCGTGCTCGCGACCGTCACAACCGGCGACTTCACGGGAGTAGAAGGGCCTCCAGGCGCCTCGGTCGCCGAGCTGACGATCTACCGCGCGAGCGCATCGGCGCCCGCCACACCAACGGGGGGCTCGTTCGACGTCGCGACGCGGACGCTCACGCCGCCCTCGGGCTGGTCGCTCACAATGCCGACCAGCGGCACGCGCTGGAGCGCCAGCGGCTATGCGGCCTGGTCCGGCACGAGCGGGACGGTGACGCCGACATGGTTCGGCGTGGGCGGCGGCATCTCGAACGGCACCGATGGGGACGATGGCGCCGATGGGCAGGCGACGGACGTCATCTTCCGGCGCGCCGCCACGCAACCGGCGACCCCGCCGGACAGCAGCGGCGTGCCTCCCGGATGGTATGCCACGACCGGTGAGGTGCCCGCGTCGGCCGATCCGATGTGGGCAAGCTTTCGCACCCGCGCGACCAGCGCCTCCGCGTGGGTCCATCAGGCGCCGCGCCGGGTGGAGGGCCTGGACGCGATCAACAACGTCAACCGCATGCGCAACACGCTCTTTGAGCGCGGCGTGCAGGGATGGGAGATGTTGACGGTGGCGGGGGTCACGATCACGGCGCCGCTCGCGCTCGACATCGTGGGCGATGCCCGGACGCTGACATTCACAGCGACCGCGACGGCATCCGGGCAGCAGGCCGGGATTGACACGCCGGCCGCTTATCGGGTGCCGGTGAGTCCGGGTGAGCGACTGAGCGTGCAGGCGCTGTGTCGTTCGTCCGGCGTCGTGGACAGCAACCTTCTGCGCGTCCAGTTCTACGACGCCGCCGGCGCCCAACTGGCGGGCACGGGGATCAATGTTCAGTTCCTTGCAGGCGCGCAGGCGTCGTTCGCCCTGATGAGCGGTTTCGTTACGGTCCCCGTGGGGGCATCAACGATGTTGGTCGGGTTGCGGACCTTTTCATCGGGTGCTGGATCGTTCTCCGGGCGCCTGTGCAAGCCGATGGTGGCAAGTGCGACGGCCGGTCAGACGACGCACCCGCCGTTTACGCCGGGGCACGCCGAGGGCGCTGACGGCGATCCCGGCGCCTCGGTCGCCGAGCTGACGATCTACCGAGCCAGCGCCTCGGCGCCGGCCACACCCACCGGGGGCTCGTTCGACGTCGCGACGCGCGTCCTGACGCCGCCCTCGGGCTGGTCGCTCACAATGCCGACCAGCGGCACGCGCTGGAGCGCCAGCGGCTATGCGGCCTGGTCCGGTACAAGCGGGACTGTCACGCCGACATGGCTTGGTGTCGGCGGCGGCATCTCGAACGGCACCGATGGGGACGATGGCGCCGATGGGCAGGCGACGGACGTCATCTTCCGGACCTCGGCCACACAACCCGCCACGCCGCCGGACAGCAGCGGCGTTCCGCCGGGCTGGTATGGCACGACCGGCGAAGTGCCTGCCTCAGTAGATCCGATGTGGGCGAGCTTCCGCACCCGTGCCACCAGCACCTCTGCCTGGGTGCATCAGGCACCGCGACGTGTCGATGGCCGGGACGCGATCAACAACGTCAATCGCATGCGCAACACCCTGTTCGAGCGCGGCGTTCAGGGGTGGGAGATGTTCGCCGCCGGGGGCGTGACGATCACATCCCCCTTTGCGCTCGATATCGTGGGCGATGCCCGGACGCTGACCTTCACGGGCACAGCCAGCGCCGCCGCCGAGCAGCAGGTCGCGATCTACACGCCGTCTGCTTATCATGTGCCGGTCACGCCCGGCGAGCGGCTGAGCGTGCAGGCTCTTTGCCGATCGACCGGCGTGGTCGGCAGCAACGTCCTGCGCGTGCAATTCTTCGATGCTGCCGGAGCCGAGCTGGCGGGGACGGGCACCAATATCCAGAGCCTTTCCGGCGCGCAGGCATCATTCGCGCTGCTGAGCGGCTTCGTGACTGTGCCGGCCGGAGCGTCGACCATGCGGGTCGTGCTGTGGACGATAGCCTCGGGCGCGGGATCATTCTCGGGGCGGCTGTGCAAGCCGATGGTGGCGAGCGCGACCGCCAATCAGACAGCGCATCCGCCGTTCACGCCCGGGCAGGCGGACGGCGCGGATGGCGCGAACGCCAAGGCGGTGCGGCTGACGGCGAGCGCGCTGGGGTTCATCGTCGCGTCGGACGGGACGAACACGCCGGCCTCGATCACGCTGACCGCCGAGGGACAGGCCGTGAGTGGATCGCCGGTGTTCAATGTGGTGACGGGCGCCGCGACGCTGACCGGCACGGGCACGAGCCGGGATCTGACCTATGCCAATATGAGCAGCGACGTGGTCACGGTGCAGGTCCTATGGGACGGGGCACCCGACACGGTCACGCTCTACAAGCTGCGGGAAGGGAGCAACAGCCTCACCCGCATCGTCCCGAACGAAGCGCATGCCCTCCCTGCGGACAGCGCCGGCAATGTGACCGACTATGCCGGGTCCGGCACCACGATCCAGATATTCGAGGGCGTGCTGCCGCTGACCTTCCATACGTCCCTTGCGCCCGGGCGGTTCACGGTCGGCGGGCCGGTGGTGAGCCCGGGGGGCGCGATCACGGTCGGCGGGCGCTCGGGCAGCGGCACCAATGTCTGCACGGTCGCCAACCACAGCGGCGCCTCGGCGGCGGCCGGCGCGATCATCATCACCTATCCGATCACGGTGCAGCGCGCGAACGGCGCGATCGTCAGCCTCAGCGTCACGCAGAGCCTGACGAAGCCTCGGGATGGCGCCCCCGGTGCCCCCGGCGCGCCCGGCGACCCCGGCGACCCGGGCATCTCCGCGCTCTCGGTCTCGGGATCGCCTTCAACCGTGCCGGTGCCGGCCTATTTCAACGGGACACCGAAGGCTGCGCCGGGATCGTCCCAACTCAAGGTGTTCCAGTCGACGATCGATGTCACTGCAGTGGCATCATACGGCACCCCAAGCAGCAGCGGCGTGACCGGCGCGAGTGTCAGCAGCAGCGGACTGGTGAGCATAACCGGGATGACCGATGCAACCGGGCAAGTGACGGTGCCCATCTCCTATGGCGGCGCCACCGCAACGGTTCGGATCGAGTGGGTGAAGGTGCCGGATGGCAACGCCGCTGTCTCGGGTAGCGTGGCGGTGACGTCGCTCGGCAACACGTCGAGCTATGTGACGAGCGCGTCCTTCAACGTCAGCCTCGCGCCGGGGCAAGTCTTCTCGGTCAATTCGTCGGGATCGTTCCAATCGAGCGCTGGCGCCTATCAGCCCCAGCTCAAGCTCGCCTTCCAGAATGTCACGGACGGCGGCGCGGAGACGGATGTACCCGGCTCGGAAGTGAACGGCGGAACGGCGGCCCCCGCCGAACCGGAAGTGTGGAGCACCAGCGGACCGGTCGAGAACACGAACGGCGTGACCAAGGTCTTTTCGATCCGGCTCAAGAGTCGGCGGATATCGGCCGCGGGCAACTCCGCAGCGGTCTCCGGCACCATGGGAGGCAGCGGCACATGATCGGCATCTATGATCTTGCGACGGGCGTGCTGGAGTGCGTCGTCACCAGCACGGACGGCTATGACCTGACCGGCAAGGGCACGGCCGAGGCGCCGGAGGATTATGACGGCGCGGCGTGTAATTATCTGTTCGAGGGCGGCGCCTTCATTCCGAACCTCTCGCTGCTGACGCAGCGATTGCTGGCGAAGATCGACCAAGAGGCCGGAGCGGTGCGCGAGCGGTTCATCACGGTCATTCCCGGGCAGGAGACGACCTACAAGGAAAAAGAGGGCCAGGCCCGCGCATGGCTGACTGCCGCCGACCCCGACCCGGAAGACCCTGCTTATGGAATGCTGGCAAGGGAGGCCGAGGAATGCGGCATTTCTATCAGCGAAGTGGCGGCGTCCTCGGTCGCCATGGCGGACTACTGGCGGCCGATCAACGAGCGTATCGAGGCGCGTCGGCGTGGGCGCAAGGAAGCGGTGAAGGCCGCCACGACCGTCGCTGCCAAGGAAGCGGCGGCGATCGTGGACTGGGAAAGCATCCTGCCATGATCGCGCGCACCCTCAACTGGCTGCATGTCATGCTGATCGCGCTCGACCGCCTCGCGCAGACGATCATCTTCGGCCTGCCATACATGCTCGGCCTCGGGCCCAAGCCGATGGCGAAGGACAGCATCAGCGCCGTGGTGGGCCGCAGCGCGATCGCCGGGCGCCGCTGGGCGCTGATCGCCGAGCGCATCATCGACTGGATATTCGAGAGATTGGGCGAGCCGCCCGGCCACTGCCGGCGCGCCGTTGCCCAGGACTGACGAGGAGGATGACATGACGACTTCGATCACGGGTTTTCCCTTCCCGATTGGCCACGCGCTCATCCCGGGCGGCGCGGCCGGTGAGCATGTGGTGCCGGGCCACTTGAAGCCGGGCGACACGCTGCTGCACGTCCGCGACATCACCAATGGCACGCCGCCCAGCGCGGTCGACCGCACCGCCGAGTTTGCCGTCTCGACCACCAAGGCGGGCGTCATCGTCAACACCACCACGAACACGAGCGGCCGGTTTCTGAGCGTGCTCTGGGCTTCCGGCGGGGGGACAGCCGAGGAGGGACCGGCGCTCGATCCGTCGGTCAGTGGCCTCACCCTCGCCAACACGGCGGCCATCCGCGCCGGGTTCGCCGCCGTGCGCGCCGGCACGCGGGACATGCGGATCATCACCGTGGGAGACAGCACGACTGCCACGGGCGGCGTCGTCACCGGGAATTCACGCTACAATTCCTGGCCGGCCCGCATGGCACGGCTGCTGCGCGATGGCGGGCTGGCGACCAGCCACGAAAATCTGGTGGGCTTCAACGGCCAGGGCACGGCCGCCAATATGAACGCCAGCTTCCCCAACTTCACCTTCACGGGGCAGTGCAATCCCGTGGAGGAGTCGCTGGGCGGCAAGATCCTCGGCCAGTCTGCCGCCGGTACGTTCACCTTCACGCCGAGCGAGAATGTGACGGGCTACCGGGTGCTCTACGCCAAATCGACATCGGCAGGCGTCTTCTCCTGGCGCATCAATGGCGGCGCGGCGACGAACGTCGATCGCCAGATTGGCGCCGGCTACGAACTCGGCGAGCTGATCATCGATGCCGACGACGTGCCGGCGCTGGCAACGCCCGGCCTGCACACGATCAGCTTCTCGTGGGTGAGCGGCTATCACGCGGTCATCTCGATCGAGGGCCTGCGGGGCGAGCGTGTCGTCAACGTCTACAATGCCGCGATTTCCTCCAGCAAGGCGGTGGACTGGCCGACGCCGACCGGCCGGCCCTATTACCGACTGGAGCTGCTGCAGGCCGAGCAGGCCGATCTCGTGCTCATCAACCTCGGCATCAACGACTGGCGGGCGGCCAACTGGACATCAGCCTACAATACGGCGCTGCAGTCGCTCATCACGGCGGCGAAAGCCGGTGGCGCGGACGTCATCCTGTTGTGCCCGTGCCCCTCGGCCGAAACGAGCGGGGAGAGTATATCGGCCGTGCGGCAGGGCGCCTACAACGATGCCATCCTGGCCCTCGGGGCGAGCAACAGCGTGCCGGTGGTCAACCTGCGCAGCTTCTATGGCAGTGGTGATGCGGCCGTGAGCGCGGGCTATCTGCTTGCGGACGGCATCCACCAGACGCCGGAAGGCTATGCCGCCACGGCGACGCTAATGGCGGATACGCTGGCCTATATCGAGCAGATGAGCTGAGGCGTGGCCGAAGCCTCAGTCCTCAGGCGTGAACAGCTCGTGATAGGCGCCGCGATCTCGATCGATCATGTGCGTGATCAGCTCGACGACGATGCGGCGCAGCGCCTCGACGTCATCGGCCGCCTGGGCCCGCTCCAGCAGGAGCAGCAGGCGGCGGGCACGATCGACCGATCCGATGGTCTCGACCTCGATCTGCGCCAGCCTCTCCAGCTCCGCGTCCATCACAGCTGCATTCATCATGGCATTGTCTCCCTGATGCCAAACGAGCCCGGAACCTACAGCACAGACGGACACCCCTACAAGCAGGACCTGAGGAGCCTTTCATGACCGACCTGTTCGCTTCCCATCTCGACTCCCCCACCGCGCCTGCACGGCGCGCGTTCACCATCGTGCCAAGCGACAGCGCGCCAATCGACCCCCTGCCCAAGGCGGTGCGCTTCAACGGCGCCGGCACCGTGACGTTCCGAGCGGTCGATTCCACGGCGGACGAGACATGGGACGTTTCGGCCGGCGAGATCGTGGACGTGCGCATGCTCTACATCCGGCAGACCGGCACGGAGATCGTCTCTCCCGGCTCGCACCCCACTGGCATCTCCGGGATCGCCTGA